CTTCTCCATTCCAACTAAAGAAGCCATCACGCCGCGATTCGCCTCGAAAGATCGGGTCGTTGCTGGGCGAAACCTGGTTGGCTATCTTGGCTGGTCTTACTTCTGGAAACAAAGGTAAGATCAAACTCGATTTAAGCCGCCGGGGGTCTCGTCTCGCGTCTTGGCGCTTCGAAGCCTTCCTAAGGCAATTTGTCCGAGAGGGCGTCCTTTCAGGCCCCGAAGTGGTCATAAAGAAGGTAAAAGCCGAAGCAGCTAGGGTGAGGGAAGCAATATTCCTCAACCCAGGCTCTCGACCTAACTTCTTTGGCCTCTTCGTAGGCGACCTGTCTCACCTTCGGGAGGATGAGGCTACTTTAGCCTTGTCCTTCCTTGGTCGAGCCCTTCCGAAGGGCTCGCAAAGAGTTCAGGTGGACGCTCTCCGCGCTCACTACAACGACCTCTCAGTTCTCCGCGAAACCGACCCCGACATCATAAGCAGGGCTGAACGCTGGGCTCGGAAGTGGGGTTCCTCTCATAAGGTTCCCTTAACTCCGATCAGCTTCACTCCTGCTTCTGGTGCCTGTCTGGATTATACCAGAAGGGACGGCGGGATTGCCGAGGCATTGGCTGAAGTAGTACAGCGCGCGCAGGCTTGCGCAGACGACATGGAGGAACCGGAGTGCCCGACGGGTGTTTATCCCGGCGATTGGCAGTCTTTCGTCCTCAATGCTCGTGTGCGCGACCGGCTTCTCGCTGATCTCCGTGCATTGCGCACTAGAGGTCCTTTGAAAGTTGAGGTCCTAGCGGTTCCTGAACGCGGCTTTAAAGCTCGCGTAGTAACCAAGGCTCCTCACTCTCTGGTCCTCTTAGGTCAGGTAGTTCGCACTCAGCTGTTGGCCGCGTTAAGACGCGACCCAGCTATTTGCGAAGTCCTTTCCGGAGAACACCGAAAAGCCGTGGAAAGCGCTTTTAGAGACCCAATTCGCGGCCCTTGTCGGTTGGTCAGTACCGACTTGAAAGCTGCGACAGACAAGCTCCCCCTCGACCTTATGGAGGCCATAGTTCGAGGAGTGTCTGTGGGGTTGGGCCTGCCGCTTTGGATGAGAGAGATTTTGGAATCCTCGATCTCTCCTGTCCGAGCAGCATATCCGGATGGCAGGGTATTGGAGGCAACTAGTTGTGGGATCCTTATGGGATTACCCACGACATGGTGTCTCTTATGCCTTGTGCACTTATTCTGGATATCTGATGCGCTAACCACCTGTAGGCGGACAAATTCACCGATCCCCGTGGACCTGCAATATCGCTACCGCATATGCGGTGACGACTTTGTGGGCCTCCTGCACCCTATAGTCGAGGATGCCTACCGGCGGAACATTCTGAATTGCTTCGGAGCGTTCTCACCTGGCAAGGACCTCGTCTCTGTCCGTTACGGAATCTTCACTGAAGAAATCTTTTATTTAAGATCTTTGAAGATCCGTGCTGGACAACCGGGAGCAGTAATGACCCAGCGTTCACGCGTCCTCTCCTTTCAACACCCTCGAAGCTTTTCGGATGTTGCGAGGAAAGGAGCATACTTTGAAGCGGAACGACGAAGAGTTAGGAAGTGGTTTCGAGAGAACCGGCCTGTTGGGCCGGCACCCCTTAACCTATCTCCTATGCTCTATCGTACTCGCCGACAAGAATGTCGCGTATATGCATGGTCGTTTGGGGGTTGGACTCGTGGTTTCCCACTGAGAGGTCTCGTAGGAACGCCCGTTCTTCCTGGGCAATCCCGCGATCTTCCTTGGTGGGTTACTATTGGGCCCGCCGCTTGGAGTCTGTCCGAATCTCACCCAGAGGGAGCCTCGACGATTCCGAAAGTAATTTCGGTTGTTCGTCCTGGTCTCTCTCGTTGGGCCCGCGAAAGAGGGTTCTTTGTGAACCTTCCTCGCGAGCTTGGTGGATTCGGTCTTCCTCCTCGTGGCGGGATCTGGGCGGCCCGTTGTGGGCGACTGATCTCTGCCCGTATCCGAAAACAGGTCGCGGCTTTAGTGTATGGGTCAGCGTGGAACGCCGACTTGTCACTTTTGTCGAGACCTTATTTGGACACGGTCGGAGGAGGGTGGAGAGACCTTGCGGAAGCTGATGCTTCTGAAGGGTTTCCCCACTCTTATTCAGTCACCCGCGTTGGCCGAATGCCATTTAGCGGTTCTGTTCCTAAATTGGAAGTTCTTCCTTCCGAATTAATGGAACGGATGGTGGGAGTTCGTTCGACTGATTATTTTTACATCCTTGGACGTAATCCTAGTCAGAAGTACAAAGTCTCACCTTTCCGCGTGGCTCGCACAGTCCGCAAACGGTTAGCTCAGCTGAAGGGCTGGCGCCGTATGCGCGGAATTTGTGCGTCGGCCCCAATCCAGCGCGTGCTAGCTTCTCTTCGAGAGAAGGAAGAAGCTCGCTCTGTTTGGGCACGCCCAGAGACCCTTGAGTCCAGTGAATCGGGAAATTCACGACACAAACCTCGCCCCCTCCCTTTACGGGAGTGGGGCGGGGGGTCGGCCCAACGCCGTATCACTACGGCACTGGGGTGGGATTCTTTTCTCTGACGGACAGAGAATTCCTCTCCACGCGAAGCCTCCACTCCTCAAAA